GACAATAAAATCAATGTTCATACAAAAATGATTGATTTATACAATGATTTACTTGCGTAGTACCTAGTTATCCATTATAGTCGTTCGTTCGATAAGTGAAGGAGATCGAAATGAGCAACGGGGAATCCATATCTTTAGACAAGTTGGTCAAGACTTATATAAAGATTCGTGAGAGACGTTCAGAGTTAAAAGCCGAATTTGATGCACAAGACGCACCACTGGTGCAGCAGCTTGAAACTGTCAAAGGGGCTTTGTTAAACCACTGCAAAGAGCACGACGTTGATAGCGTCAAAACTTCCGAAGGTCTGTTCTACCGGACGGTTAAACAATCTTATTGGACAAGCGACTGGGATCAGATGCACAAGTTCATTCTTGAGCACGCAGAACCATCATTACTTGACAAGCGGATTAACCAGAAGAACATGAAGCAGTTTTTGGAAGAGAACCCAGAGTTGCTACCGAAAGGTCTTAACTCTAATTCCGAATACACCATAGCCGTTAGAAGGAACAAGAAATGACACCTCGATTAGTTTCAATCAGAGAAGTTGCCCAGCACTTTATGGTATCTGAGCGACTTATCCGTAATTGGATGAAGCAAGGGCGAATACCTAAAAACACGTACATCCATATCAATCAGACGTATCGATACGATCTTGACGCTGTAACTAAGGCGTTGTTGAGCGAAGTTGATGAAGATGCACCTTCCGTTACGTGGGACGAGGTTAGCCCAGAAAAAGCTGCGCCTATCGAGGTGCCTGACTTGGACACAGATGAAGACTACTGATGGAAGATAGCGTTAGAAGAATAAGTATCCGCAACAAGAAGTTCGAGGGAACACCGCTCGAAAGTGGAGATAGTATTGATGTTGTAGTTGTAGGTATTGCCTACCGCTCGAGAATGTACTACAAAGATGACTATAACGCTGACAAGGTATCTACTCCCACCTGTTGGTCTAATAACACAGAAACACCCGCTTTAGACGTTCCAGATGAGCAGCGGCAGTCTGGACGTTGCGTAGATTGTGTCCGCAATATTAGAGGTTCTGGTAGAGGCGCTAGTCGAGCATGCAAGTTTGTGCAACGGTTAGCTGTCGTGTTGGAAGATGATCTGGAAACAGCTTATCAACTACAACTACCACCTACTTCTATATTTGGGGACGCGGTAAATGGGGCTATGCCCTTCCGTGCTTACGCACGGTACCTTGAGGCGCGTGAGACGCCTTTTATCGCTGTAGTAACGAGGATCTACTTCGATACTGAAAGCGATACACCAAAACTCTTCTTCAGGCCAATACGTCCATTAGAAGAGCAGGAGTACGAAACCGTCAAAAATATGGGAGAACACGCAGATACTATTGCTGCTATCACGTTAAGTGTAGTGCCAATAGAAGACGCTAGTGTTTCACCATTCACCGAGGTTGATGGTTTTACATTTAATGACTAGATGTTTGGAGAAACATACATGAACCACCTTATAAAGGACGTAGAAGTCTTATACCCACGTATCAATAAAACATACCGCTTTGATTCAGCGGAAAACCGTAGTGTACCTTGTGACCCGTTTGATGAAGGAGCAGCATATTCCATGCAGTTTCGTATGGATGAAGCGAAGGCCAAGGATCTAATGAGTGCTATGGCTAAAGCGTATGCCGAGAAGCGCGAAGCCAAATGGCCTGAAAAAATACCGATGCCATTCAAAAAAGAAGAAGACGGGACATTCGTTGGTAAGGTCACACTGAAAGGTGCATACGGTAAAGAAATAACTAACAAACCCATGCAGGTAGACGCTAAGAATAAAGCGTTAGATGATGACTTCATGCTGACTACTGGCAGTACCGCAAACATTGCAGTAGTGCTGGTGCCCTACAATATGCGAGAAGCGGGCGTGTCATTACGGTTACGTGGTGTGCAAGTCACTAAGTACATACCCTTACAAACTGCATCACCGTTTGAAGTAGTAGATGGTTTTACTTCAAGTGACGATGACGACATGTTTACTGACGTAACCGTATCTGCACCTGTTACTGTCGAAGAAGTTGAGGTGGAAGAAGCTGAAGAAGTTGAAGCACCTGTCGAAGAACCGAAGAAGAAAGTAGTTAAACAGAAGTCATCTGCACCAAAAGACGAAGCTGATCTTAGTGCAATCGTTGACGGTTGGGACGACTAGACCCGACGCTTTTGGGTATGCCCACGGGCGTACCCATGCTTTTAACTTATACCACGGCTAGGATTACTGAAAAGGGTGGATTACTGCCCCTGCCGTGGTAACTTTCGGTTCTGAGATAGCTATGGAAACAACAAAATTTTTAGAAGATGCCCTAGCAGATGATGGACTGTATTGCATTTTTGCTTCTAACAAGAAAATAGATAGGCGAGTACAAAAGTTTTTTACCTCTGTCGCTGATTTGGTAGACAGTGCAAAAGATCTAGACAACCAAGGCTACGATGTATATTTCGCCCTATCTACTTTTAAGGAGGACAAATCCCGTAAGGTAGACAATGTTAAATACGTAAAAACCTTTTTCTTAGATTTAGATTGCGGCCCATCCAAAGAGTTTGCTAACCAACGAGACGCCCTAACTGCGTTACAACAATTCTGTAAGACCAACCTACTACCTCGCCCGACACTAATTAACTCCGGTCGCGGAGTACACGTTTACTGGGTGTTAAAAGAATCAGTCTGCCTCGATGACTGGCTACCTGTAGCAGAGCGACTCAAGGCTCTATGTAACAAAAACAAGTTTCTGGCTGACCCCGCAGTTACGGCGGATGCCGCACGGGTATTGCGTGTACCTAAGACCCACAACTACAAACCCGATGATCCAGTCGAAGTGTCTTTTATAGGGGCAACAGATTCGGTATTGGTTGACTTTGATAGCTTTTCCCTATTGCTTGGCGGTGATTTGATACCAGTTCCCGCAAAAAGAATAGAGGGTGCGAATGCAATGATGCACGCTGCCCTTGAAAACCAAGACTTTAAGTTTAAACGCATTGTCGAGCGTTCTGGTATGGACAAGGGGTGCTTACAGATATACGACGCATTAACAAAGCCGAACGAAGTATCGGAACCGATATGGCGCGGAATGCTGTCTATACTGAAAGCCTGTAGTGATGGTACTCGGGAACGAGCGCATCAAATATCGAAAGGGTATATAGGGTACGACGCTGAAGAGACAGACGCTAAGTGGGATAAGTTAACGTCTGACAAACGGTATACATGCAATAAGTTTGAAGAACACAAGCCCGAAACATGTCTAGCGTGCCCTAACCGTGCGAAGTTCAGGTCACCACTACAACTAGGCAAGCTAATAAAAGAGGCGGTTGAAGAAGACAACGTGGTGCAGGAACCCGCGTTAGACTTACCTAACTCACCTATCAACACTTACGTAATACCGAAATACCCTTTTCCGTACCTACGTGGTGCAAACGGCGGGGTGTATTTACACACTAAAGATTCAGAAGGTAACGAAGACGAGAAACTTATTTACCGCAACGACATATATGTGGTGCAGCGAATCATAGACCCTGAAATAGGGGAGCAGATAGCTATTCGGTTGCACCTACCAAAAGATGGCGTACGTGAGTTTACGTTACCGCTAACTGCGGTCGGGGCTAAGGATGAGCTTAGAAAGCAACTAGCCATGCGTGGTGTAGCGGTGCCTTTCGTAGATGACCTGATGAAATACCTATTAACTTGGATTAACGAACTACAGGAGACGACAGTGGCACAAAAAGCGCATAGACAGTTTGGTTGGGTAGGAGATGGCGTAGACGCTTTTGTTCTAGGTAATCAAGTAATAACTAAAGACGGTGTTGAGTTTAACCCACCGTCAGCACAAACCGCAGGGTTGTTCCCCGCATTTGAACCCAAGGGTACGTTGGAGGAATGGAAGGAACTCATGCAGTTCTACAACAGGCCGGGGTTTGAACTGCATCAATATATTATCTGTGCGGGGTTTGGTTCTATATTAATGCACTTCATGGGGGGTATAGCCTGTTCTGCCATGCACGTACATAGTAAAGATTCTGGGCTTGGTAAGACTACAGCGATGTATGCTTCGGCAACTATATGGGGTAACCCTAAGCAGTTAGTGTTAGACGAGCAAGACACGCACAACAGTAAGATGTTGCGGTCAGAAATACTGCATAACCTACCCCTATACATAGATGAGATGACCAACACTAGCCCAGAAGATTTGAGTACCTTGGCGTACCAGTTTACTTCAGGGAAGCAGCGTGCTCGTATGGTGAGTGGGAGCAATACAGAGCGTCTCAGAGGTGAACCTTGGAGTCTAGTAGCGATTACTACAGGCAATACAAGTGCGATAGAACGGATTAGCTTACGCAAAGAAAACCCAAGTGCAGAAGCGCAACGGATACTTGAAGTACAAGCGGACAAGATATTTAAAAGTCCAGATACTAAAGAGGAGACAGATGCTTTTAGCGCAAAGCTAGAGAAATGTTACGGTCATGCTGGGCCTATATTTATAAGATACCTTATGGATAACCCCGATCAAATATTTCCAATGATAAAAGAGGTACAACTGCGTCTAGACAAAGAGGCGGCGATGGCTTCTGAAAATAGGTTTTGGTCAGCGGGGGGAGCTGTGAATGTTGCTGGCGGTATAATGGCGCAACGTCTGGGTTTGATACCTTATGACATGGGTGGTATCGCTAAGTTCATAGTAGATAGATTTAAAGAAAACAAACGCCGTGTAGGAGATATGGCGGTTTCCCTAGAGCAAACACTGAACGAATACATCAATGAGCATTACGATAACATCTTAAAGATAAAAAGCACCAGTGATCTACGTAAACAAGATGGTTCTGCAATGGATTCATTGATACAACCTGACGCCATCCCTCGGGGCAAAATGGTGGCAAGATATGAGACAGATGTTAAGAAGCTGTACCTAATACCGAAACCGTTTCGTATATGGTGCGGTAAACAACAAATAAACTACGGTTCTTTTGTTAACGAACTCGTTAAGAATATGGGTGCCAAACGTGCAAAAGTACGATTAGGTAAAGGCACGCACTTCCAGATGAAAGGGCAAGACGTAATCATAGTGCAGATGGGCGACGACGATGAAGCGGGGAATACTGCGGACGTATGATCTTAGCCCTGATGGGGTTCGGATTGTAGTAAAGTGGCATGAGGTGCAGGTGGGCATGTCTATGTTTATCCCTTGCATTAATACCACCAAGGCAGTACAACAAATAAACAAAATAACATCAGCTTGGGGTTGGGATATTGAGACTAAAGTAGGAGTAGCAGGGGATAAGTGGGGTGTTCGTGTTTGGCGTATTTTGTGATATATTGGCCTAGACAGTTCGTCCTCCTTCTCGCATAGCGTTCTGTCGCCTCCTGCTCTTCGAGCGCCCCCCTCTTCGGAGGGGGTATCCTAACTCCTACACCAAGGAGTACTTATGGAGCCAACAAGAAACGACTTACTGTACGCGTGGATGACGTTAGTGAAGCTACGTGACACAAACGTGTTAGATGCAGCAGACGATCAATTTGTATTGTCGGTATTAAGAATACTAGATAAAGAACAACGCTTGCGGATGGACGAGTAAGTTATAACCCAAAGTCACTGGCGAAGGTTGGTGAGTCATCCCAGTCATCTCCAAGATCCTGCAACTTACTGCGTAACCTTGGACTTAACGTAACACCATAGTGCATTTTAGCGGTAGTCCGCATGTGCTGCGCCATAGATCGTTTAATCGTGTCTGGCGTGATACCGTGTTCTGGGTGTCTACTATTGAAGTCCACCATATCTTCCATGATACGTTGTACTGCGGATACGTTGTTATTACGCATACCTACATAGTATTTACGTAAGAGCTTAGTGCGTTCCTCGTTAGTTGCACGATCTATCTTTTTAAGCGAAGCATTTTGTTGTAGCTGTCGCGTATACTCCGCTGGTGCAAAACCCATAAACTGTGCAGCAACATGCCCCGCATGGAAGTCTTCGACGATGGGGTCACCACGTAGCGTACGTGCGCCTTCGTTAGCAAATCGCACACTCTTGAACCCATTTCTTATAGCGGCTGGCATGGCAGCTTCTACGCCGCGTAGCATCTCGCCTTCGCCCCAAAGTTTGGCTCCGCGCTCCATCTGCATTAAAGAACCTAACACAGGGCCACCTAGTTGTTCCGCTGCGGTGAAGAATACGCTTTGGTCTTTTTCTATCATTCTGTCACGGAAGATCAGGTTAGACAGACCCATCCTGCTGGCTACATCCACACCAAA